ATGCACCACACGTCCGGGATAGCGACTTGCTATCTGTATATATAGGTCATCTGCCATCATCTCGCAACTTTTGTGATCTAGGCTTAGAACGGCACCGTGACCACTATACAGCGATTCGCACCAGCGTTTGAATTGGATAAATTCGAGATCTCGGTCATTGTGGAACACATCAATCCACACCCGGAAATGAAATATGTGCCGATGGGGATACCCAAGGAATTGTACATCAGCAAGTGCAGGGTCTGTCAAGGCAGCAGGATATTTGTGGATGCCTTCTTTTTGCCAAGTGATCCAAATTTGTCGCTGTGCGTGTTCCATCACACGATCCACTGTGGCTCTTTGTTCTTGATTCATGATTTCAAACTTTCAAATGTTACAATTTTGGCTAGTGCGTCACCAAGGTCTTCGTCTGGATGAACAATGTGCAATTCACATTGATGTTGGTCTTTACGGTCATCGTATCGGTTGTACTCTACCATCATTCCACCATTGGCACGATACACAGTAAAACTCATTCTGTGTCTACTGCTGCCAATGCTGCCACTGTCCTGGCTCTTTAGGCCACTGGTGATGCTAGGTGATACTTCGTACAGTATTTCTTCACGTTGTCTAATGCGCTTGGCACGTTTCAATATCCAGTTGTCTAGCCATTTCATAATTCTCTATCGCCTTTGTAATCATCCCAACTGGTAAATGTTTCACGGCTCATCAGGCTGTGTAGACTGTGGCACCAGACGCCGGGATTGGTAGCGTCAAAGTCCTTGTCATCTATTTTTAACATTGTATTATAATTCCACAGTCGTGTATACGGCACACTTACTCGAATCTGTGGAATAAAGTTGCGATAATCACACAGGCCGCCATCATTGAATTCTTCCACATGTGTGACGGGAATGTCCAGGCTGCACAAATAGCCCAGGGCCAAAAAGTGTGAGACCATGCGTTCCCATTGTGCCCATTCTTCGGCCCTTTGCGGAGCAAAACTGTGATTGGCACCAAAAAATATGTGCTCACAATCTGCCATTTTGGCTGCAATATCAGCAATGGGTTGTAGCCCCACCACAAACAATGTGCGTTTGCCAAACGCAGGTGTGCGTTCTACTTCTGTGCCTTTGAAAAAGTCAACGCTGTCATGTCCTTCACGCTTCATACTGTGGTCTCCAAGTTGTCAAGTTTGCCGGAATCAAAATCTTCTTGTTCAGTTTGCTCGTATTCAAACAGCGCATTGAATTGGGGTTTAGAATTGGTAGTGTTCTTGCCTTTGTTGCCACGTGTGCCAACAATTTGATTCCAATAACCAGTCTTACCTGTGTAACCAGTTCGTTCAATCACAGCCATGGCGCTGGCTTTGTCTGGCGCTGAAAAAATTTCTTCTATAATGTTTTCAAAATACTCGTAATCGCCGCCGTTACGTTGCATCATGGCAGGGTGTTCTCCTGCATCAAACCGACGATTGGCCTCTTGTACCGCAGTCATGTGCATCCAGACATTATGACCCATCAGCAGTGCATAACTAAAACTGTCCCAGGATGTCTTGCCTTCTTTGCCATTTTTGTTGACATCACCTGGACCATAAATGCAGACATCTTTCATTGTGAGCATGTTGCTGATGGGACTGTCCTGCCAGTTTTTAATATTGCTTGTGCTTGGTAAATCGGCCAACAATCCCACACTCCATTTGCGAGTATCTGTGGAATATTTTTTGTCATCCAACACCGGAGCCATTCTATAACTCCACTTTGAATCGTGCTCAAACACATTTTCATAGTACACCTGTCCGTTGGCTGTGGCGAGGAATGGGCTGGCACAATCAAAGGATATAGTAAAACTTGGATTAACGTATTTTCTAACAGCCCTTTGAATCACGGTGAGTAGCACAGCCCATTCCAACTTTGATGTTCCTAAAAAGTGCATCCAATCATGTACGCCTTGCTGTAACAGATTGTCATAACGAAGTGCAACCAGTCGAGTCAGTATCAATTGCACATCACACATGTTCTGACCACCCATGGCCCAGCCGTCAAAGTGTGTGGCAGGATAAACCGCAGGATCACAAAACTCTTTCATTTCCTGATACCATGCCTCGGCACTGGCATGACCATCACCTTGCAACACATTCAAGAACCGTGCGCCACCTTCTTTGGCACCTCGACGGTGTGCCATAAAATACAAGTTGTTGTATTTGGTTGCTGCAACAGCTTCATCCAATGTAGTAACACCGCAGGCTTTGCTGGCTTTTTTATCATGTATGACCCAGGTAGGAATATCAAGAATCATTCCATAGTCTGCAATGCTGTCTAACCAACGCAACACTGCATCACGTTTTTTCTGGGCAGCATCCAACAACTTTTGATAGTCAGCAGCTGGATCTTTTTTGATTTTTTTACCTTTGGCATTGACCGTTTCGGTTGGGCCTTGCGCAATCAATGCAGCCATTTTGTCTTGCACTCCCTGACTGGTTGGATCACGCCATTCACCTTCCCACAAGCCTTTGGCAATTTGGAATCCACCAGAGTCACCCAGCATGAACGTGCCTGGCTCACGATTGCGAACCATGTCTTCTGACCAGTCTGGCTTGTTTAGGTCTAAGTTGGCATGCCCAGCTGAATACAGGCTCCATCGGTAAGGAAACAATGCCTTTTGACTGTTGAGCCAGTTCATCTGTTCCATGTCAGTTAACCCTTGTGGAAATCTTGCAGGATCCACATACGGCTCGTTGCGTTGCTTGCCCACAAATGTGGCATAGAAACCTGATATGGCCGGCAAGAACACAGCATAGTCAAGTTGTTTGGCGGTTAGATTGTCTTGAGTCATGTTTGGTAGAAGTTTACTGTGTTAAACAATTTATAGTCTTTTTTATAAAAACTTTGAAGTTTATGAAAATAATCTGGATTGCCCACGAGTCTTTCATTGATACGGTTTACAATATTTTGTGCGGGCAGAATTTTTTTAGTAATATTAAACACATTGTCAGGATCTTGGTCGCTTGTTGTGATCTTAAATGGTGTACCAGTAAACTGTTCCATTATTGTTCCATAATTTTTGGCCAATGTGTGATCACACCGTAACCAGATGATCTTGGAATGATCAATACCTTTGATAAATTTACATTGTGGTCGTGTGTGACCATCAAAAACCACAGTGTCAAATATCATATCCCAATCAACGTTGTTTATGTGCAGTGGATGGCTTGAATCACCATCATATCCTTGCAGATATTGTGCAAGTCCGGTTATCCATCGATTGATAGGATCTCTAAGTATCACAACATACCGGGCATTTTGTAGAGCGGTGTTCAAAGTTGAAACATCAATATCATACACTGTTTCATTATTTTCGCTGAATTTTTGTGTATGGTGGTTAAAAAAAAATCCCGGTGTATGCTGCTTGATCCAGCTGCTGGCATTTTTGGGAATATTAACCCAAATCAAACATCTCAATGGATCGGGTCTAACAACGCAATAGCTGTGCCCATGCTCGGTTGGCATGGACCATGTTGGATCAACATAGTCGACAAATCTAGATGCTTTTGATTTTTTAGACATCTCACTTGCTTTGTGCCAACAAGATGTAGTTGTAAACAGCAATACCAGAATCCACTGTGATCATAGCAGCACCATCATCACTGACGCGAACAGTTTTATCTCCGGTTGATTCCAAGATAGCCATAAACTGTGTGGCTGGCCACGACCAGGTGCGTTTCAATTGACCATTTGCGCCTGCATGGAACACAAAATTACCAGCATGTGTGCTATGATCACCAAAGAGAAACTTCAAGTCACCGTTTTCGGTCCGAGCCTGGAAGTTGGGAGTTTCTGCATTGGCCTGTGCCTGCATACGCAATCTTTGAATAGCAACCACAGTGGGTTCAAATTCAATGTGCCAGGTCACACCTTTGAACTTGGGTGTTTTGAGTTTGTCGTTCACAATCTCTGCTGTCATGAAACGATATGTGTTACGAAAGTCTCCCCCAACATTTTCAAACTCAATACCATCTGGAGCACCGGTGGCCTTCTTGGTCAATTTTAACTTGGCATTTTCCTTGTACTCTTGCAGGTTCAACAAGATTTTTAACTTGTTCAAGTTGGGCATGCCAAATGTGCCCACAAAGTCTGGATGTGGATTTTTGAATTCGCCTTCCAGTACCACACTCAAATCTTCTGCCACGCCCACAATGCTTGTGGCTTTGTCGTTGCCGGTGATCTTGACAAGGTCAATGCAACCAAGATCGTGTGTGTGTTCTACCAAGTCTTTAAGATAATCTCTCATGTTTACTCCTATGTTGTATGATTATATAGATTTTTTTACTGATATGCAACTATTTTGGCCAACACCTGGGCGGCTCGAATACTGGTCAATTCGCCCGAACGTCGCAGACCTATCCAGTGTAGATCACCATGATCATTGTGTTGTTCTACAATTTCAAATCCAATGCTTTGAGCATGACGCAAAATCATGTGTCCAGGGGTATAGCACATGAAATTTTTTTCTGCCAAAGCCACATTATGTGCCCAGTCACAGTCATTAAAGGTCATGATCAGCACACCCCCTGGTCTAAGTTTGTTTATCAACTCATTGAGATATTTTTTAATTATATTCAAGGGTTTGAAATTGAAATAGTTGTAGGCCAACACAAATCCAAATTGATTGTCTGCAAACTCATGCATGATGGTACCACCTTGCCAATCATTCACAGCATAGCAACGCAGTCGTCGTTGATATGCAGGATGAAATCTTGCCACACAAGGTTCTAGCAATGCCAAATTGCTATCAACTAGATAAAGAGGATCCAGAGCTACCAAATCGTCAATCAATTTTTCTTGTGCTGGTCGAAATATTAGGCCAGGCCAGCGCCAGTCGGCCAGGCCACGACATCGACTCATCAAAACATCATAACATTTAGAGTTAGAAATCAATTGCCTGTTCAACACATGTTCATTGCCTTCCAGTCGCATCTCGTTTTGCCAAAAATTTTCACTTTGAGCCAGCAGCTCAGTTTCTCGCTGAGCAATGGTCTGAGTCAGCAATGTCTGCAGATTGGCCATGCCATGATCAAATTCGGCCAGACTGCGATGCACAGTTGACAATTTGTTGTCTAAATCTTCCAGATGCTCTGCAAATCTCAATGAATTTTCTTTGATGTGATGGACAAATCCGTCAATATATCTTTTGGTTTCGTTGCTGTGCCCAACATCAAACTGTTGCACTAGATTTTTGAGATGAACAATATCACTCAGTTTCATTCAAAAGAAAATAAAGAATTAAAAGTGTTTTCAGTATTGGTAGCTGAGGCCAAGTCCCAATCCAACACTCCCAACAAGTTGTCAATCTTTTGATCCACCACTGTGGCCTCCATCTCTGCGTCGTCAAACGGCAAGTCCTTGAACCACTGTGGCAAGTGCATCTCGTCTGTGGGATAGCCAATGCTGGTCCAGCCCAAGGCATTGCTTCTTAACTTGCACACAATGGTCTTCATGCCGTCCACAATCTGCATTGAGTAGTTGTCCGAATTCATTCGTCTCAAGTTGTTCCAGTTCAAGGCCGCCCGTACATGCCCAGGCATGTTGGCTTTGCCCAGGCGTTCTTCTTCCCGACCGTACTTGGTCAAGTTGTTCACACGCTTGGGAGAGCCTTTTTCCCAGCCCGGCCGTTCTTTGAATTCATACTTGAACTCGCGCACACGTTCAATGATTTCATCGCGACCAGCGCCGGCCAGTGCTTTATTTAGAATTTCCAACAGAAAGTCTTGAATAACTTTGGGTGTGTCACTGCGTTTTAGATCCAGGCCAGTGGCCTTGGTCTTGCCGATTGCTCCGTTCACATCCAGGCGCTTGTTTTCAATATCAATGGCGTTGACAGCATAGCGTTTTTTGGTGATGAACAAGCCACGGTCTGCCACAGTTTCACGACCGGCCTTGATCAATTCGCCCATGTCTCTGGGACAATGAAAAGCACGTTCCATAAAGCTCGGAAATGATTCATTCACTTGGTCAGCAATTGAGTCGTACAGCTGGATGCAAATTTCTTTTGACCATGCCATACGACCTTCGGCAACTTCCTGCTTGAGCACAGGCCAGGCACTGAAGTAGCATGAGTCTGTGTCACCATAGATAACTGCCTTGCCCATATGATCATACTCACCTGTGATGCATTCATTCAGGTATGCATCCATGTGCCGGGCAATGCTGCGGCCTGTCAGTGTTGTGCTCTGTCCAATGCGCTTGTCAAAAAATCTGCAGCCAGAATTGAGAATGGCGCCATACAGACTGTTCAAGTTAATCTTCTTGACCAGTTGACGTTTGTCTCAGAACGCAATCTCTTTGGCATCCCGGGCATCTTTCTTCTTGGCCTGTAATTCTTGACGTTCACGATACCAACGTTCCAGCAGACCTGGAATCACACCTTTCTTTTCGTATGTGAATATGGTTCCATTGGCGCTCAAAATCCAAGGTTGATTAGAGTCAAACAACATGTACCAAATTTCAGCGCCTGAGTGTACAGTCTCTTCACCTGACTGCCAGTCTATGGTGATCTCTGTGCCACGTTGCTGTTCCATCACTGCTGTGTATTCCAAACTGGCAAACACACCTTCCCAGGCCGCTGCAAATGAATCACCCCGAGCCATTTTATCTTTGATGTATCGATCAGTCATCACAGGACGCAGTTGACCAATGATGGTTTCTGGACCCATGTTCAAGGCACGAATCGCTGATGGATACAGACTGTTGATGTCCACTGATCCCACCCACTCGTGCATGCCCTTGCGTGGATATGCCACATAAGCACCTGCGGCCTGTGTGTCCTCGTCGGTGAGTCGTTGTTGACGATTGGGCACAACCATGCCGCGTTCGTGTGCTTCGTTGATGATGGCCTGTTCGGTCACGGCCACAGCACCCATGGTGGTGGCCAACAACACAGTATTGGCATGCGCCAGTTCGCTGGCCAGTTCCAGGAAGCGCAGTTTTTTGTCCAGTTTGTCCAGCAACAAGGTATCTTGCCTGTTGTATTCGATAAAGGTCCTGAAGTATTGGTTGTACAACTGATCCAGTGTGCCTTCAAACTGTGTCTTGCGCTCACTCAGTTCGTACTCGGCAATGGCATCCAGGCTGTAGCTATGTCGTTCTTCATAGGTGTATTTGCGATACAGTTGCATATAGTCCATATGCACACGACCCACCAGGTCATAGGTTTCGTTTTCAGCACCAAAACGTTCAAACACACGCTTCTTGGGAAACTGCCCCCATAAACAAAATCTGCGTGTGTCGTCTTTGCTGAGCACTCGAGTGATACGATTCACTGTGTAGGGTATGTCATAGCCTTCTGAGTTCCAACCGCTCAAGATATCTGCATCTTCGATCAGATCCAAGAACATCTTCAACATTTCTGTTTCGGATTCACACAGCACAGTGTTCTCAAATTCTCCACAGATCTCACGAGCAGTCTGCTCACTCATATGGCGCGGCGCCACCACCAGTGTGACCAATTGCTCCAACCAATTCAAATATACCGATATGGCAGTGATGGGATTGAAAGGATCTGACACAGGCGAAAATCCACGCACTGAATCGAATGCAACTTCAATGTCAAAGAATGCTGTGTGCAAGGTGGGGGCATCTTGGTCCTTGTAGTTTTCTTCAAAGCAACGGAATATGGGATTGATATCCGATTCGTAGATCTGTCGACCGCTTTGTGCTCGAACTTCCTTGCGGAACTCTTTGTTGTTGCGTGATGAAAATCTTGACACAGGTGTGCCGTAGATGCTTTGGAACTTGCCTCGGGGGTCGTCGTAGTAGAACACATAATTGGCAGGATACTCCCGATACTGCCTTTGGCCGTCGCGGCGTTCTACCACGTGAATGCGATCATGCTCACGATCAAATAGTGCGTCAATATAACTCAAACAGAAGTTGCCTTTTCAAAAAAATTATCAAAGAAGTTTGCGTTGTTGTACGCAGTTTTCCAAGATTTCAATAACTGACGATTATGTTGACTTTGATTATACAATGTTTTTGAATCAAAGTCAATGCTGTCCTCAACTAAGATTTGTAATAATTGTTGTTGCCGTTGTTGCCAAGGCAAATCATCAATTTTGTCAATGGCCGAATCAAACTCAAACCCAAGTGCTCGCAATTTGGCTATCCCATGTTTTTGTAAAAACAATAAAGATATGGTTGGAAATTGTATTGAGCGCAGAGATTTTTCAGTAAAGCACCACCGATTGGTATCATCTTCGAGCGCATAAGTTTCAAGCACCAGTGAGTATTTAGAATCCAGTATCAACGGTGATAGATTGTGAATTTCAGTAAAATTTCTGTAAGGAACAATGGATCGAAGTTCTTGGTAGGCTTTTTCAAAATGGGGTAACTGATCAAGTTGATATTTGTAATGTATAAAATCAAACAACTCTGTACCGGTCAGATTGCTATAATCAGACAGTTGCTTCATCAGAACACTCACATACCCTTTGTCTAGTAGATTGTGATGATGTAAAAAATAAAACCAACTTTGTCTTGTTGAGCATACACGTTGTATGAAACAGTTGTATAATTTTGAAGGGGGTGACACAATATCAATATTGTCACTGTATGACGCATGTATGCCTAACAGTTTAGGGTAACTAAAAAACTCAATACATGACAAGTTATTAAATTCAATAATGCTATCAGTAACAACCAATACTTTCTTACCATGCTGATGGCAGTGTTGATTTATGTTTTTCCAATGTTCATAATTGCCAATTATATCAGACAGCACCATGTACACAATCACTGTGCTGTTGATATGTTGTACGTTGGTAGGTGATAGATTGAGAGTAAACTTTATTTTATTTTTATCACAAAATTCTTTTATGTGATTGTATAGTTTAGCCCGTTGATCACGACAATTATGTTGATCAACACTGTCAATTTCTAATTGATTAAACAAATCTTTCTCCGTTTGTGACCGGTGCGGTCTTGATACATGCTGCTTAAGGCAGCGACTCTTTGCTATTTACATCGTTAATTTGGATTATCTAAAATTCCATGAAACCAAACACCAGGTAATTTTTGCACGGCAAGGATTTTTTCCTTAGCTAGTGCGTAATCTGGATGTGATGAATCAAACACATTGTGTTCATTGAATTCTTCTGCAGACCAGGTCCCCCAGTTTGTTACTTTTGCATATTCAATTCGATCAACATCATAGCTTTTGCAAAAATCATAAAATTGCTGTATTTCTTGATAGTTACGATTTTGTACCACCATTCTGGTCCTAAAATCAAACCCCAATTCGTGTTTTTTGTTTTGTAAAAATTCCATGGCAGAAATCAACTGCTGCCAGGTACCACCTCTTCTGACCACTTGATAAGTTTCTGCGGTAGCGGCATCAATTGAAATTACCACGTGTTGTATAGCTGATTCTAAATGGGATATTCTGTGCCAATTTTTTTTTGCCAACAACCCGTTTGATTGTATGCATAGTTGAAAATTTGGCAAACGATTTAAATCAATTGTAGACAACAGATTTATCAGCAATGGGCTGGCAAATACTTCTCCAGAGCCACTGGTATGCACTACAATTTTTTTATCAGTTGGCTGAGAAAATAAGTTTTCAGTAATTATTTTACCTAATCGTTCTTGTTTTTTGATCTGACCGGGGTTTGGTTTTATAATGCCGGTCCTGCAACTGGGACAACTGAGATTGCAAACACTATCTCCCTGTATAGATATCCAATGCGGGATTTCAAACAAGTTAGAATCAGTAATTAAGTGTTTGACATTGTCAGGCAAGGTGTCAATGGTATTAAGTTGGTTATTGGCCATAATACCACATTGCTGTTCATTGCAATATTGATAAGAGCCATCAATAATGCTTTGTCTAATTCTTTTGGCCATCGGGGACGACAAAATTTCTTCGAGAGTGTTCACGGTCAAATTGCCAACAGTTGATGGCATCCAACCACCGCATCCACAGAGCCTAACTTCGCCATTGAGTCCAACTTCGATCATTGTAAACGGAGATAGACAATACTGCCCCAACAAGGCCTTGTTGGGGAAGATTCCTGAACGTGCCTGGCGTATTGGAATTGTGGTCAAATAGTCTTGCCTACTGTTTCAAGTATGGTTTCCAACAGCTCTTGATCTTGTTTGGTTTTTCCAAATTCGGCCTTGTGTGCCACACGAATGGCTTTTTTCAACACAGCCGGTTTGATTTCCAACTCTTCTGCAATGGCCCGGATGGTGTCGGTCAGGCCACCTTGCAAGGTATCAATCTCGTGCATCACAGCCATGCCTTCATTGATGATTTGGGTGAGTTTGATCTTTTGGTCGCCGTTAAAAGTTTTAGTATCCATATGGTTCTCCTATAATGTAAATTATACATTATGAAAGTTGAAAGGTCAAGTGTTTTTGACTTCAAAATTCTGATAGCGCAAATATCCCCATACCATAAACCAAGCAATAATTGGACTCAAGTACCACATGCGATACTGATGTCCAGTTTGGGCAAACAGTTGCTCTCTAGAAACTGCACGGCAAGTCCAGTTATCAAACCAAACATCACCGACCTGTGCTACCACATGATATTCACCGTTGTGTGTTTGAACTCGGTGCAGTTGATAGCGATGCAAGATCAACACATTCCATACAAACTGCCAGAATCCGCCACACAACAACCACAATACCGTGATTGAATAGTCATCACAATCACCCCTCATGACATTGTCTTGACTACGCATAACAAACCAGTAGTCAGTAAAAAAACTTCTGGGATCAGCAGTGTATTGGAATTGACTGTTGACTGTAGAAATGGCTTGATCCAGGGTCATAATGTTGATTCTCATTTGATTAATGCTCACTTCAAGCCTTGCGGTAGCGAATCGCTCAGCCTGCCCAGCAGCCGGGCCACACGGTCCTAAGGTAGGTGTGATCGGTTGAGTGATTCATTCAGTCCTTGAATCACACGTTGTATTTGTTTTAATCGTTGATAATGTTGTTCAGATTCGCGCCCGCGATAGTAAGCACTGCCTTCGGCGTAGTTGTAATCGGGATCACGGCGTTGCTCAGCATCAGCCACCAGTTCATCAATGTTGGGGTATCGGGCAGTCAAATCACGACGATGTTTTTCGGCATCATGTGCGGGAGGTGTGTATGGTTGGCGTCTTGCATCTGCACGTGCCAGGCCCCGCTCTCTTTTGGCAATGGTCTGATCGGCTGCTGCAACTGCGGCAGGATCGTTACGGTCAAAGAATCGGTTTGTCTGAGCCATGGCCCTGCTCATGGTGGCTTTTTTACCATAGTCGCCTAGGCTGACTTCCGCCACACCTCGTTTTCGTGAGTTAACATAGGCTTTGTATTCTTTTTGTGCCGCTTGATGCACTGCATGATTTGTAGTGAAATCTTTATACTTGTCGCCCTGCTTCAATACCCATGTGGCAAAGTCAAACCACTTGACCCCGGTATCATTATTTGCCTCCGCCACACCTTGCTCCGGCAATACGCCTTTAGGACCTGCCATTGGTTTTGTTTGAATTCGCTTCTTAATTAAATCGTGCTTGTCTTGGTCAGGTCCAGCAGATGCCATTATATCATCAAAGTCTCGGGTGGCAACACGCAACCTCTCCATGTCTTTGTTAGTCCATTGACGATCTTTCTTGCTGCCTTCCGCCATGCCTCGATCGGTACTTTCGCCACCGCCATCTCCACCGCCTTCACCAGATTCACCACTGCCATAGTAACCATAACCTGGAAAGAAGTATCCACCCATTGCCCTTGAAGATTTTTTCTTTCTATTTTTCTTTGCCTCTTCAACACCTGGTTTTTTATTATTGAATAAATCGTTGATGATCATGATTATCGTTCTTCTATGTAATCTGTGTCGGAGTTGCGTTGCTGTGCTTGGCGACGAGCTTGAAACAACTTCACGGCTATACCAGCATCATCCAGGCTGCGAAAGCGACTGGGCAATGTCTTGCCACCACGACGCAGTTCATATCCTTGATCATCATCGCCACAACATTCCAAGGCCACACCGTCGGCCATTTCAAATGTGGCCACAGGCGCCTGTGGTGCGCCAAGTTTGTTGGCCACATCCAGTTCAGCAGCATGTGCCACTTCGGTATCGCCAGGATCTGACGGACCTTGCATGGCAGCAGGATCTGTATCTATTTCTTCATTCAAATCCAATTCACTGTGTGGGAAAGCCATGTAACTGTTGCCATTCTCATCACCAGCACGTATTACAAATACCCCAGCATCATCATCACCGGACTCGTCTTGACCAATTTCCCAGCCCATTGCTGCCAAGGTGTCCTGTGCCTTGGCCATTTGTTGTTCTGTGCCGTTCCACCATTGCGCAGCT